GATGCAAACGCCATAGTTTGCCTGTTAATCATGGTCAGGCTGATGTTTTTCCGGAAAGAGGGAAAGCGTCATCGCCTGAGTGTCGCGGTACTGGCCTACCTGGTCATCCTTGCCGCCGGATTCAACGCTTTCAACATTCTTCTCGGCCACTACGTTCAGGTTAACCTCGGCGATCTGCTGCTTAACTCCGTCATCTGCATGGCGGTGTGGCTGGCGCGTGGGAACCTGGCGAAGGTCGTTATAACGGAGTAGTCCATGCAAACCAGCGAAAAGGGCATAGCCCTGATCAAAGAGTTCGAAGGCTGCAAGCTCACCGCCTACCGGGACAGTGTCGGTGTATGGACGATCGGCTATGGCTGGACTCAGTCTGTCGATGGCAAACCAATCCGCGCCGGGATGACTATCAAGCAGGAAACGGCAGAGCGCCTGCTGAAGACTGGACTGGTCAGCTACGAAAGCGATGTGTCCCGCCTGGTTAAAGTTGGCCTGACTCAGGGGCAATTCGACGCCCTGGTGTCGTTCACGTACAACCTCGGCGCCCGGTCACTGTCGACATCGACCCTTCTGCGAAAACTCAACGCCGGTGATTACGCTGGTGCAGCCGATGAGTTCCTGCGCTGGAATAAAGCTGGTGGGAAGGTGCTGAATGGCCTGACACGTCGCCGTGAGGCAGAGCGCGCTCTGTTCCTGTCGTGATTGGTGCACTGGTCAAACGTTACTGGTTGCAGTTGCTGGTGATGGCGTTAATCGGTGTGCTGGCGTTCTTGGTGAACCACTACCGCGACAACGCCGTCACCTACAAAGACCAGCGCGACAAGGCAACTGAGAATCTCAGGCTTGCGAAAAATACCATCGATGACATGCAGACTCGCCAGCGTGATGTCGCTGCACTGGATGCCAAATACACGAAGGAGTTAGCTGATGCTAAAGCTGAGAATGATGCTCTGCAGCGCAAGCTTGATAATGGTGGTCGGGTGCTCGTCGCCGGCACCTGTCCGAAGCAGGCCACCCAGCCCGCCAGCCTGGACGATGGAACCACCGTCGAACTCTCTTCAGCTGCTGGACGAAACGTTCTCGATATCAGAAACGGAATCAATGAAGACAGAATAAAAATAGCGGCACTACAGCAGTACATTATTGAGCAGTGCCGCTAGTAAATCGAGCTAATCACTAACTTTGTTTAATCACCCAACTTTGCGATAAGGGTAGCCAGCTTTTTTGATATGCACATCAAAATACTGCCCCTTAGAAGGTGCGTTAATCAATGCTGTGTGTACGGAGGCCGGAACTCTAGCATATTGATAGATGCCCCCCCCATGGAATGCAATCTCCAAGGTTGAAGTTGCAGGATCGTAACCCACTGACTGAAGGTTTGAAGATGAAACAGGCTGACGAATCAATTGTTAACTCTCCATTGGTTGGCAAAAGCGCCAATGAAATGTTAAAGCATTTTAATGATTACAACTTTGTTGATGATCACGGTCACCGATTGGAATTTTGCGAGGATTTCATTGATCTTGTAAAGCTAGCCTCTCAAAACAAGGTTGGTTGATCATCACAAGGCGCATTTGCGAGTGCGCCTGATGATGAAAATGCTTGGTCTTTTTTTAATGCCAGCTGTAATTTAAGTAAACCTAATAAAAGACGGAGTTTATATGGTTTACGTGAAAAAAGGTTATCTTAAAGAGACTGTCCAATATGTCAGTAACAGCGGCATAAACTACAAATATGAGATATACCAGCGAAGTGATGGATCAAGCTTTTACGCGGTGGTTTCGCGATTAGATGAGGCTATCCCAGGTTCAGGGCATTACATTTGGGTGTATGATGGAAGTGAAATTAACTTTCCAGATGGCACCGACAATGTCCAGTTCGCTGTGGATGAAGTCACTGACCACTTCAAGTTTAATTTTCAGGATTCCTAACCGCCTCCGGGCGGTTTTTTGTTGCCATCACCATGGGTAGACCCATCGTAATGGCTTTATGCAAAAGCTCTGGCGCTGGTATGTAATTACTTTGCTAGTAATGCCTCGGCTATGTAATCCCAACGGTCAAGATACTGCCCCTCATCAGCTTTGCTTATTTTGAATAGGGGGGCACTGTGATGCCAAGTGGCATGGCTGGCGACTACTTCGCTCGGAACGATGAAAACTTCGGGAAAGGTTTTATTGGCTATATCTTCAGACATATTGCAGAACACGTAAAAGAAATCAGGAGAGGCAGCGGGCATGTGCTTGCCGACCATCCATTGACGTGGCTGGCTTCTTGCCCAAGACCCTTTAACCTGAATACTGATACTCTTTGAACCGTCAATAGTGGCAATTATATCTACAGCGCTAGAACCACTCGTTGTTAGTGCTGCGGATATTCCCAGGCGTGACAGCATATAGGCAATGAAATATTCACCTGCATCCCCAGCGCTTTTAGAAGAGCGTTTAACAATTTCTGACATACTCAATCCTTTGGAATAAAACATGGCACTCACCGACAAACAAGAAATGTTCTGTCGCGAGTACCTCATCGACTTAAACGCCACGCAAGCGGCTATTCGGGCGGGGTACAGCGCAAAGACAGCTAACCGCACTGCGTCCGAAAACCTGTCAAAACCTGACATCCAATCCAGAATTGCCGAACTGAAAGCGCAGCGCAATGATCTGGTTGGCATAAATGCGACATACGTCCTGAATCGGCTCGTTGAGATTGACCAGATGGACGTGCTCGACATCCTCAAAGATGACATGAGCCTGAGACCGGTAAGCGAGTGGCCTTCATCATGGCGTCGTTACCTTAGCGGCTTTGATGTGGCCGAAATGTTCGAGGGGCGAGGGGAAGAGCGCGAGATGGTCGGGCTACTTAAGAAAATTAAGTGGCCGGATAAGGTAAAGAACCTGGAGTTGCTCGGGAAGCACATCGATGTGAATGCTTTCAAAGAGACGGTTGACCATAAGTCATCTGACGGAACCATGACGCCGAAGCCAACCGTTATCCAGTTACTCCCTGTTGAGCCGAAAGCATGAGTGAATCCGTTCAACTTCCTATCCCGGCTAAGCTTGCTCCGCTGTTCACTGCTGTAGATAAGCGTTATCGGTGCTCACACGGCGGACGTGGTAGCGCAAAGACGCGCACCTTCGCGCTGATGACTGCGGTAAAGGCGTATCAGTCGATGATGAACGGCGAGAGCGGTGTAATCCTCTGCGCACGTGAGTTCATGAACTCGCTTGAAGAGTCGAGCATGCAGGAAGTGAAGCAGGCAATTCTTTCGGTTCCGTGGCTGGCCGCTAATTTCGACATTGGCGAAAAGTACATACGGACCATTGATAAAGCGGTGACCTATGTATTCGCCGGCCTGCGCCATAACCTCGATAGCATCAAGTCGAAAGCGCGCATCCTGCTCTGCTGGGTGGACGAGGCTGAATCAGTCAGCGAAATAGCCTGGCAGAAGCTGAGCCCGACAGTTCGTGAAGAAGGCTCAGAGATTTGGGTGACGTGGAACCCGGAGCGCGACGGTAGTGCCACAGATAAGCGTTTCCGCAAAGAGGCCGGAGATGATTGCTTCACCGTTGAGATGAACTACACGGATAACCCGTGGTTCCCCGACGTGCTGGAAGGTGAGCGCCAGAACGATGAGCGCCGACTCGACCCGGCAACATACGCATGGGTGTGGGAAGGGGCTTACCTCGAAAACTCTGATAAGCAGGTGTTGGCCGGTAAATACCGGATCGCTGAGTTCTCGGATAACCTCTGGAAAGAAGCGGAGCGCTTGTTCTTCGGTGCGGACTTCGGTTTCGCCAAAGACCCTAACACGCTGGTTCGTTCGTTCATCTTGCACAACCGGCTGTACATCGAATACGAGGCATACGGCCAGCAGACTGAGCTCGACCATATGCCAGAGCTGTACGACACAATTCCAGGAGCACGTGACTGGCCTATTAAAGCCGACTCGGCGCGTCCTGAGACAATCAGCTATCTCAAGCGTCAGGGCTTCAACATCTCAGCCGCCGAGAAATGGCAGGGTAGCGTTGAGGATGGGATCGCGCACCTTCGCGGATTCGACGAAATCATTATTCACCCGCGCTGCAAGAACGTGGCGCGTGAGGCCCGCATGTGGTCGTACAAAACTGACCGCATCACCGGTGAGGTGTTGCCGAAACTGGCTGATGGTGATGAGCATACGTGGGACGCCATCCGCTATTCCCTTGATGGACATATCAAACGTAAACAGCAGGGTGTCGGCATGATGATTCCGAAACGCCTTCGATAATCAACGGACACGACATGAACGATAAATTACAGTTGGCGGTTAATCACGCGATTAACGACGCCAGGCTTGCTCGCGCCCGCATGGGGATGCTTAACCCTTCGATGGGGCTGGACGCCAAGCGTAATTCTGCGTGGTGCGAGTATGGCTTTCCTGAGCAGGTAACCTACGAAAACCTTTATGCTCTGTACCGTCGCGGTGGTATCGCTCACGGTGCCGTTGAGAAGCTGGTGGGCAAGTGCTGGCAGACTAACCCGGAAATCATTGAGGGTGACGATGCCGACGAGAGTGAAAACGAAACCGCCTGGGAGAAAAAGTCCAAACAGGTATTCACCAGCCGATTCTGGCGCTCGTTCGCAGACGCTGATCGCCGCCGTCTTGTCGGTCGTTATGCAGGCATCCTTCTGCACGTTAATGACTCCCTCGCCTGGGATCAGCCTGTAACGAAAGGCAAGATGCTCCAGAAGGTTACTGTCGCATGGGCAGGCTCTCTGACAGTTGGTGATTGGGACACTGGCCTGAACTCGAAAACCTACGGACAGCCGAAGATGTGGCAGTACGCCGAACGGTTGCCGAATGGTTCAAGTCGCCGCGTCAATATCCACCCGGATCGGGTATTCATCCTTGGCGATTACTCGGAAGATGCCATTGGCTTCCTGGAGCCAGCTTATAACGCATTTGTCAGTCTGGAGAAGGTGGAGGGCGGTTCAGGCGAGTCATTCCTTAAGAATGCCGCGCGCCAGTTGAACATCAATTTCGATAAAGAAGCAAGGCTGGATGAAATAGCCAGGGCTCACGGCGTCGACTACAGCGAACTTAGCGAAATATATGACAAGGTGGCCCGAGAGATGAATATCGGGAATGACACGGTACTCATAACGCAGGGGGCTTCAGTTGCTCCGATTGTGGCCGCCGTGTCCGATCCTGCACCAACATATAACGTCAACCTGCAAACCGCTGCCGCCGGAGTTGATATCCCGACGCGCATTCTGGTTGGTAATCAGCAGGCCGAGCGCTCCAGCACCGAAGACCAGAAATACTTCAATACTCGCTGCCAGTCTCGCCGTGGCGACCTGTCATTCGAGGTTGAGGACTTCTGCGACAAGCTGATCGAATTAAACATCCTCGATCCAGTTAGTCAGAAGACCGTTATCTGGGACGACCTCAACGCGCAAAGCGACAGTGAAAAACTGGATGCCGCTCAGAAGATGTCGCAAATCAACAGCGCTTCCATCGGCACGGGTGAGCAGGTGTTTACTGGTGAAGAAATTCGCGTGGCCGCCGGGTATGAGGGTTCGCCCGAACCACTTCCAGAGGTAGATGATGACGAAGAGGAAAGCTAAGTCACCGATACTTCCGGGAAACCTTAAAGACCCGACGGGTGCCGACCGACTTGAGCGCGGGGCAATGAGCGAGTTCGCCAGGCGAATGAAGCGAATTGGCACGGCGTACAAGGGCATTCTCGACCGCATTCCTGCATCGCCATCAGTAAACCAGCGTTACACCTTCGACCTCGATTCCACCCAGCTATCAATGCTCCTCAGCAATGCCTCATTGCTGGTGGATGAGATATTGGGTGCGGATAACGAGACGGGGTTCTGGTTCTGGACTGAATACGTTAACCCGGCTTATCAGCGCGGGACGGCGCAGGAGTTTGCCAATCTGGCGCAGCAGTCAGCAGTGTACGCTGCCGGACAGGAAAGCGTATCGACAATCCTTCTCAGCGAACCGTACCGACGCAGGCTGATTCTGGTTCGCGCTCGCACCTTCGAGGAAATGAAGAACCTCAGCGCCAGTGTGAAAGCAGATATGGCGCGGATACTGACCGATGGACTTGGGCGCGGACAAAATCCAATGGAGATAGCTAAGCGCCTTACTGAGCAGACGGGAATTGAGTCTCGCCGGGCTAATCGTATTGCCCGGACGGAGATTACCACCGCGCTGCGCCGTGCGCGCCTGGACGAAGACGACGAAGCCAGAGAACGATATGGCATCCGTACAAAGCAGATGCACATATCAGCGCTCAGCCCGACGACCCGAAGCACCCATGCCGCGCGTCACGCCCATCTGTATACCGCAGAAGAGCAGCGGGAGTGGTGGGCTAAGGATGCAAACGGAGTGAACTGCAAATGCTCCACGATCGCGGTTATGGTCGATGAAAGCGGCAAGCCGTTAAGTGACACCATCATCGATAAAGCTCAGAAAACATTTAACACAATGAAAGCCCGTGGCTACCAATGGGCTAAGGGTTAACTCATGTCAATGCAAGTTAATGTCACCTCGAAGGTGAACAGTAAGGCCATCCGGCGCGAACAGCACAACGGACGCGAGCACTGGGTTGTTCCTTCCTACACCCTTCCGGCGAACGTGGTCATGAACGGCGGTCTGTATCCGGCCAGTGAGATTGACCAGCACTACAGTGGCCTGGAGGGGACGCTGGCACCGCTTGGACACCCACAGGTCAACGGTCAGTTTGTTTCTGCTTTTAGTCCTGAGGGGCTGAATGTGGGTTATGTAGGGGCATGGAACAAAAACGTCAAGAAATCCGGCAACCGCGTCTACGTCGAGAAGTGGATCGACACAGAAGTGGCAAAGCGCACGGATGACGGAAAGCGCCTCCTTGAGCGTCTTGAAGCGCTGGAGAAGGGCGAGGATGTTCCGCCAATCCATACCAGCGTTGCCGTATTCCTGGAGGAGCTTGAAGCGAACGATGAGCAGAAAGCTCAGGGGGCTTCATGGGTTGCGAAAATTCACGCGATGGACCATGACGCCATCCTTCTGGATGAGGTTGGCGCAGCTACGCCAGAACAGGGGGTAGGGATGATGGTAAATGCTGACCTTGCCACTCCACTGAAAGCTAATTCCGGCGCTCTGGTGGGGGAAACCTATCGCGAGCGTGAGCAGAGGCTGGAGAAGGCAGCGAAAGATAAATTCGCTCCCGGCGAGAAAGAATACGCCTGGGTAGCTGACTTCACTGACTCGCAAGCGGTAATCATGCTCAACAATGGCGAGCCGAAGGTTTACGGATACAAGTCTGAAGGCGGAAAGATTGTCTTTGATGATACCGGGACAGAGGTTCAGCGCCAGAGTTCATGGGTTGCTGTCGTCAACAAGCTCAAATCATTTTTCACACCGCAGGAACAGCCTGCACCAAACCACAAAACGGAGGGCGACATGCCTTTAACCAAAGAAGAACTGGAACAAATCGGCAGCATGATCGGCCAGGCTGTTGCGACCAATACAGAAGCGGCAATTAAGCCTCTCGCGGAAAAGGTTGATGCGCTGCAGGCCAATCAGAAGCAAATCGCGGAAACCCTGACTGCCAACTCTCGCGCCGAAGAGAAAACAAAGCGCGAAGCGGTGGCAAAAGTTCACGGCGAGATTGTGGCTAACGCCCTGTCTGGCGAAGCGCTGGATGCGATGTTTAAAACAATTGGTGAATCCGCGCCGCTGGGCACCAACTCTGCGCAACAGCAGAAAGAAGCCGGTGCGCCGAACCCTGACGAATATTTCAAATAAGGAGCCAGACTAATGGCACGTTATCGTCGCGTTAATATCGACGGTCAGTCTCTGTACAAGACCGAAACCCGTAAAGTGGCCGCCGAGTCATTGCCGGGAACTTTCGTCACCATCAACGGTGACAATGAGTTTGCAGTAGCCGCAACAACGGTTGGTCGCCTGTATGTGCTCGACCCTGCATTCAGCGAAGGGCTGGGTATTACTGACACTATCCCTGCTGGTCACTCCACATCTGGTAACTACGTGGAAGAAGGTCGCGAACTGGCAATCCTGTGTCCTGCGGGCACTTACGCCAAAGACACCCCGATCAAATTGGGCGCAAATGGTCAGGGGGCGATTGCCGACTCTGACACCGACACTGTTCTCGGCTACAGCCAGGACGATGCAACTATCGCTGCCGGCGCTACCGACTTTATCCGCGTGCGCTTCCGCGTAGGCACTGTAGCCCCGGCAACTGGCGGCGGCGAGTAAAAGGAGAATATGAATGTACTTCACTAAAGAAACGCTTGCCACGAATAGCCGCCTGCGCCTTCACTGGAACTCTCTGTGGGCGCAACGCAACATCTGGGATACCGCGCATAACATCATGGTTAACCAGTACCGTGGCGCGATGGATGCAGAAACGCTGGCAGCCAATGCGCTGGCCGGTGATGGGCTTGGTCGTGAGTTCTGGGCTGAAATTGACCGCGAAATCGTCCAGTCTCGCGATCAGGTGATCGGCATGGAAATTGTCAACGACCTGATGGCTGTGCAAACCGTTCTGCCGATCGGCAAGACTGCCAAACTTTACAACACGATTGGCGATATTGCTGACGACGTGTCTGTGAGTCTTGACGGTCAGGCGCCGTATTCTTTCGATCATACTGATTACGGTAGCGATGGTGACCCTGTGCCGATTTATACCGCTGGCTTCGGTGTTAACTGGCGTATTGCCGCAGGACTGAACACCGTCGGTATTGATCTGGTGCTGGATTCGCAGACAGCCAAAACCCGTAAGTTCCATAAACGCCGCGTGACTGGTTATCTGGATGGTAATCCGACAATTCAGGTTCAGAACTATCCGGCACAGGGCCTGCGCAACCACCGCAACACCGCCAAAATCAACCTTGACTCTGGCGCGGGTGGCGCGAACATCAACCTGACCACTGCAACCCCGGCACAGTCGCTGGCGTTTTTCGGTCCGACTGGTGCATTTGGTGTGACTGCCCGGGCCAACCAGGTTACAGCCTATGACGTTTTGTGGCTGTCCCCTGAAATCATGGCGAACCTGTCCAAGCCATACACCATTGAAGTGGGTGACGGTACCAACGCGATCATCAGCGGTTCAGTTCTGGACGCTATTCGTAAGTTCATTCCTGTGAAAGATATCCGCCAGACTTATGCGCTGAGCGGTAACGAGTTCCTGGCTTATGAGCGCCGCAAAGATGTGATCTCCCCGCTGGTTGGCATGGCCGTTGGTGTTGTTCCGTTGCCGCGCCCTATGCCTCAGAGCAACTACAACTTCCAGATCATGTCTGCTGAAGGTTTGCAGATTAAACGTGACGACGAAGGTCGCTCTGGCGTGCTGTACGGCGCGAATCTGGCATAAGGAGAACAACATGGCTAAATACCAGGTAACCAGAGCATGGCATGGCGTGAACGTCGGTGATGTGGTTGAAATTGAGAAACTGCATCCGTCGCTGAAGCCTCATGTGATTAAGCTCTCCGATGCGGCTTTAACACCGGCGACGCCAGAGGCTGGCACGGATGTGAAATCCCGAAAAGAGATTATCTCAGCGCGCCTGACGGAGCTGGGTATCGAGTTTAAAGGCAACCTCGGGGCTGAAAAGCTCAGTGAGCTGTTGCCAGATGGCGAACTCGAAAAGCTTTTCCCTGCTGAATAACAGCCGCCGCTAAGGCGGTTTTTTTATGCCCCGCTCCGGCGGGGTATTTCACGGAGTCGATAATGGTAACTCTCGAACAGGCGAAGGGGTATTTGCAAAGTCAGGGCGTTTCCATTCCCGATTTTGTTCTTCAGGCTCTCGTCGACCAGGCTAACAGCATACAGGAGTGTCTCGATGCGCATTATCCGGCATCAGTCGCGCTGCTGATTCAGCTCTATCTGCTGGCGCTTATGGGGCTGGCGCAAGGCGACAAGTATATCAGCTCGCAGACCGGACCCAACGGCGCATCGCGCTCATTCCGGTATCAGTCGTTTCCCGATCGATGGAAAGGGGCGATGGCACTGTTGCGCGTCACCGATAAACACGGCTGCGCTAATGACCTCATCCCTCCAGACCCGACCAATACAGCTTTTGCTGGCATATGGATTGCCAGGGGTGGATGCATGTGTGGCGGGGGTCGGTAATGGCGTGGATATCGGTTAAGAAGCGGCTGCCGGAGCCATTTGTCAAAGTCTGGGTGATGACCGACAGCGGTAAGCGCGTTACCGGATACGTCAAAAGCAACGGTGACTGGTATCTGCTGTGCCGGAAGGTTGCGGCGGAGAATCCGGAGGTGATCCGGTGGGAGGATAACGGTGTCTGAAACAGCTGCATGGAGCTATACCAATGTTGCCACTGTTTACCCGCGAGTCTACGACGACTGGAACAGCACCTGGACAACCGGAACCCCCTACCTGATTGACTGCACCTGGACGGCAAACAATGAAGTTGCGGTAGATGCCAGCGGGAAAGAGTTCACCACGAACCTGATTTTCTTCACTGAACTGAAGCGCAATGGCATCGATGCGACCATGCCGAAGCGTGACTGGTATATCGCCAGAGGTGACACAACGGCACAGGCCGATCCGCTGAAAGCTGGTGCAAACGTCATCAAGGCGGTGACGGAATGGGATATGTCACCATTCGGCGAGGAGCCGGACTACAAAATTCTGACGTGAGGGGATCATGCCCGTAAAAGGTATCAAGCGTGTTCAGATGAACACCCGCAAGGTGCTGAGTGATATCGCTGGCATCAGAACGGAGAAGGTTCTCTATGAAGTCATGAATGCCGGGGCCAACCATGCGGCGCTGATTACTCCGGTTGCGAAAACATCAGTTCTCATCAACAGCCAATACAAAAAACTCGAACCAATGCCATCAGGAATGATTGGGCGGGTGGGTTATACGGCTAACTATGCCGCCGCAGTTAATGCCGCAAAGGGCAAGCTGAAAGGCAAGCCAAGGCCAGACGGCAGCGGCAATTACTGGGATCCAGATGGAGAACCGGACTTCCTCCGCAAAGGCTTTGAGCGTGACGGTCTCAACGAGATTAAGGTCATCATCAAGCAAGGGTACAAAGTATGACGCGTAGCGGAGTGTATGACGCGCTGAGAGCGTGGTTGCAGTCGCATGGCTTTGATGTTGGTTATCGCATCCAGAAGCGATTCTGGAATGAACTGGAGAATACCGAGGGGGAAAGATACCTTTTCATCCAGCAGAACGGTGGCGGCAAGCCAGAAGAAGCGATAACCCGCGATTATTTCCGCATCCTCCTCCTGTCAGGCCAGAACGACAGCAATATTAACGAGATTGAAGATCGCGCCGACGCCATCCGCCAGGCGATGATCGACGACTACAAAACCGAATGCATCATTTCGATGCAGCCAATAGGCGGCATCACCGCCATCCAGACCGAAGAAGGGCGTTACCTCTTCGATATTTCCTTTCAAACCATCATTTCCAGATAACACGGAGATAAATCACTATGGCGTGTGAATCGGGCGCTTTTACCGGGCGCGACGTCGTCGTTTATTACGCGATTGGATGCCCTGAAGTACAACCTACCGCCAGCGCTTACCGCCGACTCGGCATGATGCGCGGCAAAACAGTAAATGCAGAGTGGGAAACCGCAGATGCGACCGGCGACATGAGCGCTGCATTTACTCAGGAGAGCCTCGTTACCTACAAGAACATTTCGTTCTCAGGTGACGGCGTGACCCGCAAAGATGATGTTTATGCGCAGAACGCGCTTAAGCGTCACGTCTACAACCCGCCAGCAGAGACCAGCAACCAGCCGTATGTGTGGTTCAAAATCATCTCTCCGAACGATATCACCGAAGGGCCGTTCATGGTGACATCATGGGGTGATGAGGCGCCGCACGACGACGTTGCCACCTGGTCTGTTGAAGCGTCCAGTGCCGGTCAGGTTGACGTGCGTGACGTTGGCGCAACTATCACCATCACTACCCAGCCACAGAATCGCACGCTGACCGTTGGCGATACGCTGAACCTGTCGGTGGCTGCGACTGTGTCTGACATTTCAGCACTGACTTACCAGTGGAAGAAGGGTGGTAGTGACATCTCTGGCGCAACATCAGCAACATTCACCAAAGCAAACGTGGCTGCCGGTGATGCCGGATCATACAGTTGTCAGGTGTCTTCCTCCACAGCGGGCAGCGTGACGTCCGGGTCTGCTACGGTTGTTGTCAACGCAGCGTGATATCAGGGGCTTCGGCCCCTTTTTTTTGAGAGGTTTCATGAAAGCAATAACCGATATCGGCCAGGCCGTTGTCCGCGCCAGTGGCAAAGAGGTATTCCTCAACCCTTCATTCCTCGCCATGTCTCGTATTGGGTCGCCGGAACAGATTGTTGATGCTTTCGTGAAGGTTCATGCCGGGCATTACCCGAAACACCGAATCTCCGATACTCAAATCATGAAGGCGGCCAATGCCCGATGCTTTGCTGAAATGGCAGCATCTGCGGCAAACGTAGTACGGAATTGCTCTGAGGGTGATATTGCAGAGGTGATTGGTTCGTACTCGGTGAACGCGGCAGGGCGACTGCTGTTCAAGCCTGGAGCTATCCCGATCGAGGATGTTATCCAGCTTGCCCGCCACCTGATTCTGCATGGCGTAATGGGCGATCAGCCGCCGGAGGATTTCGAAGGAAAAAAAGGAGAATACAGTGACAAATTCGATGTACGATCATTCGTCTACACCGCTGTTGCTCACCTCGGAATGAGCGAGTCTGATGCCTGGAACATGACAATGACCAGCTTCCGAGCCGCCATGAATGCCAAGTTCCCGCAGAAAGAGAAAGCCAGGGTGCCAACCCAGGAGAAATACGACGAGGTCATGGACTGGGCGGAGCAAATGCTGGCTATCGACGCGCAACGGAACGGACCGCATTAATCTCCTTCGAAGCAACACAACCAGCCTCGCAATAGCGGGGCTTTTTTACACCTGCAATAAAACCAACGCGCTTCACACGCGCACGTTATAATCCTAGAGCCTACAGAAAGCGAGCCTGAGAGTTAGTTGTACTCTGGGGCGGCTATCTCTGTGTGACAGGCTCACTTTCTATAGGTAAACCTCATGCACTATCCAACCGTATCTGTAAACGGCGTATCCGTTCGTGTTGATGGCGAAGGGCGCTACAACCTCAATGATCTTCACGCTGCCGCAGTGGCTGAAGGCAAAGCCACGGAATCACAGAGGCCAAGTAACTTCATCAAAAGTGGGCAAATTAAAAAGTTTGCGCAAGAACTGACCAAAGCTACAAAAATAGCTTCGGTCAAGATTATCAAAGGTGGTGCTCAGCCTGGTATCTGGGGGTTAGAACTGGTGGCGATTCGCTATGCCGCATGGCTTAGTGTTGAATTCGAAATAAAAGTGTACCAAACCTTTCAGATGGTGATCCGAAACGGCATCAGTGCCATGTCCCGCCTGAACAAAATCGACCACATCATCAATACCGAAACCAAAGCGATCAGTCAGTGCGCCAGCCAGATGGCCCGGTGGGGAGTTGGCGGACGCAAAAAGCTACTCCATGCAGCGCGTGATCGCGTTGCTGATGAGGTGCAAATGTATTTGCCGGGTATTTACTGAGAAAAAGAAGCCGCCAGAAAACTGACGGCCATCAGAGATCCGCAATGGCGCGGAAAATCGGTGATAGAGCATTTGAAAACCACAAAGATTGAGGGGGTGGTTGTCGTTTACTCATTTAGTCTATGGCTATAGGATAATGCCTAAAATGGCGTAGAGGGATAAAGGAATGAAAAAACTACCAATTATTGCGATCTGCGTTGCACTCCTCGCTGGTTGCGCAGGAATCATGGAGAAACAGGAACCGATCTGTGAAGGTGTGGCAATGCTCGGCGGGCAAGATACCACCGTGCAGATTTACGGAGTTCGCAAAGTAGCCAACCAGACCCAGTATCGCGCCGGCTATCCGTTCAACTGGCAGTGGGTATCAAAGAACAATTTCTCCAGTACCACCTGCGATAAGAAGCCAGAGGTTCGTAACGACCTTCCAACCAAATCTGCCTGATTGAAGAGCACATCCGAACCCGCTTAACTGCGGGTTTTGTCGTCGCTATGGATATAAGATCAGTTTATGGAGAAATGCCACGCGTGATAGATTCATGGAAATACATTTCGTGGTGAATCAACGTGGAAGATGAAAAACAGCGCCAAATGCAGCTTCAACTGACACTTCAGCGACGACTGGAGAAAGTCACTCCAGAGCTATTCTCTGAATATCTTTTCGAACGCGGCGTCAAAACAGTCATATGCCCAATTTGTGGTAGTGATGATATTTCTATCCCTAACGCCAGTTCGATGACTGTAGGGCCTGAAGGGTGCGAAAGCAGCACTTATGCCATCCCAGTCAAACTCGACACAGAAGGGCCACCATACTCATTGGTGAAATATGAGTATCGATTGATATGCAAAAACTGTGCGTATTCGATGCATTTTGCAACGTGGCCGGTATTGAAGTGGGTGGAGCAGAAGCTTTCAGATTCAGGGAAAGGGACTAATGAATAGCAAGATGGATGACAATATTCACTTTGTAGACTTCCCAAAACATGGTGGTGGCGGTAGCGGCGGTGACGGAGGCGATATGTACACACGCGAGAGACTTGCAAGACTTGAAGCCACAGACGAACTGCGAGAGCGAAACATCCGAGGCATTGAATCTGAGCTGAAAAGCATCAACCAAAACCTATCATCAATGGAAAAGCGGTTCATTGATAAGATCGACGACAACCAAAAATGGCTGGTTGGCCTTTTGGTATCTGCAATACTCGTTCCATTATTCATTGCTTTAGTCACCAAGTGATCTGTAACTGTTCTGTCGTCGCGCGATCCCTGCTACTCTTTTGGCACATTTACCAAAGGGGATAGGGATATGAAGAAAACACTTCTTTTAGGATTTTCGTTGCTTTCTTTTTCGGTTTTGGCCGCATCATACCAGATGCAGGTGCCAACTGATTCGAAAGCAACATACACAGTGCTGGACAAAGGTTCTCAAGGCTCACTCAGAACAATCACGACAAAAAGAGATGGGTCATCTGGGGTTACATTTTCGCAGCGAATTTATAATTGTGAAGCAAACGAAGTTAAATACTTGGGTTCTGGTGAGAGCTTAGAAGAAATGAAGAGCTCTAAGGCCGATCCTGGCATGTCGCCAATAGTAAGTGGCTCCATTGCTTACTACCTAGGTCGAGAGGCCTGCAAGTAATCCAAACCCGCTCCGGCGGGTTTTTTTATGCCCGGAGATTAAAAATGGCACAGAATGTTGGTGATATTGAGTACACAATTAAAGCTGATACCGCAGAGCTTTTGACCGCAGGGAAAGATGTTAATCGGGTCACAGGGCGGATGGAAAGCGATCTCAGTAAAGCTGATAAAGCAGCCGACAGGCTTAGTACAGGCCTTAATAAAGTCGGAGTTGCAATTGCCGGGGCTTTCACCATTCAGGCAGCCCAAAGAATTATAGAAATTGCAGATAATATGAATACGCTGCAAGCGCGGGTAGCAAGGCTTTCACCTGATGCAGATAAAGCTCGGGAAACCATGTCATATTTATCCGCTATTGCCTCTGGATCTGGAAATAGCCTAGAGGAAACAGAAAGACTCTGGGAATCATTAACTACCGCATTAAAAGAGACTGGAGCGACAAACCAGCAAGTCCTCTCATTAACTGACACATTACAAAAAATTGGCACAGTCGGTGGATCTTCAACCGAAGAAATGGCGAACGCTTTAAGACAGTTTGGTCAGTCTATTTCAGGTGGAATTGTTAGGGCTGAAGAGTTCAATTCCATCCTTGAGCAAATGCCAGAGCTGGCAAGGCAGATTGCCTCCGGTCTGGGAGTATCAATTGGCGGCCTACGCAAAATGATGCTTGAAGGTAAATTAACAGCCCAGGACGCTCTTAATGCAATTCAAAAGCAATCGCAAAATGTTAATGAAGAATTTAGTAAAATGCCTGTCAGTATCGACAGAGCAAAGAACAGCTTGGATGTGGCTTTTAAGAATGCAATAAGCGACCTCAATAATGCCATAGGACTTACATCTACATTGGCAGGGCTTATGCAAAGCGTTGCCGATAACCTGAATTTCTACAACAATAATGCTGGCAACGCTGCAAGAATGCCGAAGCTTATTAAGCTACAGCAAGAATTAAACTCTGAGCTTAAAGATGGTCAGCGCTGGTATGAGACTGACTCAGTATTCCAGGCTCGTCGTGCTCAGGCCGCCGTTCAGTTAAAGCAGGTCGAAGGTGAAATAGCTCATATCAGAGCTAAAGCAGCAAGCGATGCTAAAAAAGGTGGAGAATTCAACGCTCCTGATACGACAGGCGATGACAAAGCCACTCAGAAACTACTGCAAAATGCACAGAGAAGACTGACGCTATCAAAACTTGAGGGAGAGGCGCGAGCCAGGAAAATGGCTTTGTATGACGCAGAGGATGCCGGCTGGAAGAATAACGATCCGCGCATTAAACAATTGCAAGACCAATATGCTTTAACTGAGCGTAACACTGCCGCGTTGAAGAAAAATAATCAGGAATCTAAAACATCAGCCACGCAATCTGAAGCCATTGCTAACAAACTGGAGAATTTAAAGCAAGAGGCAGAACTAGTTGCAGACTCGACGCAAACCCTGACAAGGGAGCAGCAACTTCTTCGAGCAGAGCAATCTCTTGGCTCTAAAGCTACTGATGAGCAGAGAAGCAAGGCAAGGCAATATAAACAAGCCGCTTTAGATGCGGCGGATGCGACCAAGGGTTTTGCTGTCGCCCTTCAAGAGCTGCCAGAAGATGCAGAGAATCGCTCCTATGACGATTCAGTCACAGCAATCAAAGCGGCGCTCAAAGCTCAACTCATAAGTAAAAAGCAATATGATCAAGCCTCAGAACGTTTGGAAGCAGATCATCAGATTAGATTGGCAAAAATCCGTGCCCAGCAGGTAGTCACGCCTCAGCAGTCCGCTCTCGGTGAAATCGACCCGGTTCAGCAATTGGCTAACCAGCATGCGCAGGAACTGGCTCTCATCCAGCAGTTTGAGACGCAGAAAGGTCAGATCACTCAGCGCGGCCTCGAGCTGATGAACGCGGCCAATACCGAATATGAGCAGGCTCGTATTGCGGCGCAATGGGAGATTTACCGCAACCAGAGCACGACCAATCAGCTGATGGCTGACGCTATCGATTCTCTCCAGGGGGGGGCGACCAATGCCATAACCGGGCTGATTAACGGCACTCAGAGCCTTCAGGAGTCACTGGCAAACATCGGCACTACCATCCTGAACAGCGTTGTTGGCGGCTTCGTTCAGATGGGCGTCGAGTGGGTTAAAAGCCAGTTGATGGGGCAGGCCGCAGCAGCATCATCATTAGCGTCGACGATGGCTCAGGCTACCGCTGCCGCTTCCGCGTGGGCCCCGGCTGCAATGAGTGCCTCAATCGCAACGTACGGTAGCGCCGCAGCGATAGGTCAAGCTGCTTATGCAGAGTCCATGGTCGCAGCTAAGGGTTTGGCTCTTGCCGGAGGTCGTCGCTACGGCGGCACGGTATCAGCCGGCAACGCCTACCGCATCAACGAAGATGGACGCTCTGAAATCTTCCAGACCGCAGGTGGGCAGCAGGCATTCATCCCGAACCAGTCAGGGAAGATTATTCCGGCAAATAAGGTTGGGGGTAGTGGCGGAGTTGTTAATCAAACTGTCCATTTCACCATCAACACTACAGGCGGCATTGACGATGCGACCATGGCGCAGATAGTGCAAAAGATGAAGCAGGTTACTTTGTTCCATATAAGCGATCAGGCTAATCGTCCTGGTGGATTAATCCAACCACGTACAAAAAGGTAAGGTGTGCTAAAATCGAGCATTCTGTTAACAAAGGAGAGTTTAGATGGAATATCAAATTGAAGACATCACGGCTTACGATAATGACAATGGAAAAGGTCTCCTTGCTAGCGTGTTTGTTAATTATGAAGACCACTGTAAAAGCGTGAAGGTTCGCGTTCATTTACCTTTGCAGCGCGATAAAAACCTGGCAGAGATTGAAGCAGACATCTTGAGCGAAGCCAAAAAGCAGCTCAAAGAACTTGTGGATAGCTTCTGAAAGTTGCCTTAATTAACACTAGCCCGCTTCGGCGGGTTTTTTGTTGGGAGTAATCCATGCCAGAAACATTCACATGGACACCGCAGAAAGCCTACTCCGTTGAGCGCACGCCGAATGTTGCCGTAGTTAAGCTCGGCGACGGTTACGAACAGCGACAGGTGAAGGGTATCAATCCACTGATGGATAAATACTCGCTCACCTTTCGCGGCGTCAGCGGCTCGTGCCGCAGCAACCCCGCGAAGGATGCAGAGGCATTCCTCAAGGCTAGAGGTGCGGTTGAATCGTTCTACTGGACGCCATCCGATACGGGAGTGCGGAAGCTGTTTGTCTGCCGCTCCTGGAATATGACAAAGACCGGGCCGCTGTTTGAACTGACGGCCACTTTTGAACAAGTACCACGATAAGCCGAAAGGCGGGAGACAGTTATGACTTTAGAACAACGTGTTGAAGAGTTAGAGGCTATGGTTGATTCAATGAAAGCACAGATGGAAGAAGTTATTAGCGCTCACACCTGTGCTTATAATCAAATCACTGCGAAATTAGATCAAATTGCCGTAATTCAAGCTGAACGCAAGGCTTGAATAGCAAGTTTTTCAATCTCACCGATGGTTTTATTCTTTATCTCATCTGGCGCTATATCTAGGTTTACCGAATGAAATTGGTCATTAGGGCCAATCAAATTAGCTTTTAATTTAAATGTATTTCCAGCGACCGCAAAAGAAATAAAGTCAATAGCGTTTAATTTCAATTCTGACATTATTTTTCCTTTATCAGAGGTAATCAGCCATCCCCCTTCGATGGTTACGCCAGTGTCCCACCACTGACGGGCTGAGCTTACACGTTAACCAGGGTTATCAGTAAGCAACATCCTGATATTCAAACAGTAGCCACCACTTGGTGGCTTTTTTTATGGGAGTTTGCCGTGCGCGACATACCAGCCAGTATGATTATTGATAGCGTCGACGCCGGAGTAGGCGCGTTTATCGACCTGTTCGAAGCCGACCTGCAACCCTTTGGCGGAGACCTTATCCGGTTTCATTCCGGCACCAATGGATATTACGGAAATGTGATCTGGAAGGGGAATCAGTATCAGGCGTACCCGATAGCAGTGGAAGGATTCGAGTCAAAGAACGAAGGCACATATGCCCGCCCGTCAATGGCGGTGGCGAACGTTACGGGTTTACTGACGGGCATAAACCATGACTTCGACGACATGCTTGGGGTGGTGATCACCCGCCGTCAGGTTCCGGTGAAATACCTGGACGCGGTGAACTTCCCCAATGGCAACCCTGACGCAGATCCGACGCAGGAAGCGGTTTCCCGTTACGTTGTTGAGGAGATGACGGAAGAGACGTTCGAGCAGGTGACCTACACGCTGGCGACACCGATTGACTGCGACAACGCTATCATCCCGGCGCGAACCATCCTTGCCGACGTCTGCCAGTGGCAGTATCGCGGCGTCGGGTGCGGATATGACGGGCCGCCGGTTGCAGATGAGCGCGACAATCCAACCACTGACCCGGCGAAAGATAAGTGCTCTCACCGCCGTAGCGGCTGCCGCTTCCGTTATCCACGACCGGAACCAATGCCAATCAGCAGCTTCCCCGGCTCTCAGAAGGTTTCATGATGCAGGAATTACTCGATTATGCGGCATCGTCGCAGGATGAGGTGTGCGGCTTAATCCTGGATGGCGGGCAGTTGTTCCGCTGTCGGAATGTTCACCCGGAACCTGGAAAGCACTTCCGAATCAGTGATGATGACTGGCTGGCGGCCGAGGAGGCTGGAGAGGTGACTGCGGTATTCCACTCTCACCCAATGAACAGCCCGGTTCTGTCCGGCGCCGACCGTAAATGCCAGGTTGCATCGGGCCTTCCATGGGTGCTGGCCTGTAACGGGAAAATCAGAACGTTCAGGCCGGTGGATTACCTTTTGGGGAGGCGGTTCGAGCACGGAGTGACTGATTGTTACTCGCTATTCCGAGATGCGTATCACCTGTGCGGCATTGACCTCCCTGACTTCGAAAGGACGAATGGCTGGTGGCTGAGAGGGGAGAATCTCTATCTGAACAACATGTCGCGCAATGGCTTCAATCAGGTATCGCCGGGAGAAGCGCTGCCAGGTGACGTAATAATCAGGCAGCCATTCCCCGGTGCCGACCCTTGCCACGCAATGATTCTGCTCGAAGACAATATGGTTCTTCACCACGATTGCTCAGGGCATTTAAGCCGGAGAGAGCAAATGCGCCCGGCATACGTTAAGCAGATGCATTCCATATGGAGACATGAACAGTGCTCATCTTTAAATTTGCAGGGCATTTACGCCGACATTTCCGCAAAGTCGAGCTGAACGTTGATACCCCTGCCCAGGGCATTCGTCTTTTGCTTGCTCAGAATCATGAGTTCAAAAAAGCATTCCTGAACGCCAGAGTAAGAATGCGAGTGGCGGGTGAGGATGTTGAAACGTCTTCGGTGCAGTGGCACATGGATCGGCGCCTGAAGGATGGCTCTGTAGTGCTGTTTGTCCCGGTGGTTGAGGGGGCGGGACTTGAGACCAGTACGATAGTTCTCATTGCCTCACTGGTGCTGTCTGCCGCCTCGGTTGCTTACTCCATCTACATGTCCCGGAACATGAAAAGCAAAACTTCAGCGGAAGCGGCCGAAACAAACACCCTCACGAATAACTCGTTTACCAGTGCAGAAAACAGGGTCGGGCAGGGACATCCCGTGCCGATACTGCTCGGTGAGATGGAGGTCGGCAGCAACGTAATAAGTCTCGGCATCGACACATCTAATAATTCCGACTGGGAAGAATCAATCAGCTAAGGTGGCGCTATGTCTTCAGGTGGCGGTAAAGCATCAACCCCAAAATTACTCGACGATAACCTCAAATCAAAACAATTCTATCGGGTACTTGATCTGATATCTGAGGGGCCAATCGCGGGCCCGGTGGATCAGGAACACCTGTCTTCATTCAAACTGAATAAGACGCCTATCACTGACTCGAACGGTAATGTCAACGTGAACGGCATTAGTGTTGCCTGGCGACCTGGATCGGAGACTCAGGAGCCAATCAACGGCTTCTCTGCAATCGAAGCGACGACCATTGTTAACACTGAGGTCACTTACGACACCCCGCTGGTTAGAACCGTGACAGATCAGGACGTGACCCGCGTTCGTTTTAACATCGGCGTCACCGGGCTCATGGAGCAGGACTCCAAGGGTAACCAGAAAAACACCTCTGTAACGATGGTTATCGAGACCAGAACTGGCTCGTCGGGCTGGGTCATGGAGAAGACGGTGACGATTACAGGGAAAATCTCTGGCGAGTACCTTGAGGCGCACGTCATTGATGCCCCCGACACCAAACCGTTTGATATCCGTGTTCGCCGCATTACGCCTGACAGCAGCAGCGATTTGCTGTCAAACGGGACTGTTTGGAACAGCTACAGCGAGATCACCGACGACAACCTTAGCTATCCGTTCTCTGCTGTTGCCGGCTCAGTCATCGACCGTGACCAGTACACCGACACGCCGAGCCGCACATATCATCTTCGCGGGCTGATCGTTGACGTACCGGATAACTACGATCCAATTGCCAGAACTTACTCCGGCCTGTGGACGGGTGGTTTCAAAAAGTCATGGACTAACAACCCGGCGTGGCTGTTCCGCGAGCTGGCGAAAAACACCCGATTTGGCCTGGCGAAACGCGCCGGATACATCGATGTTGACGATGGCGCACTCTACATTCTGTCGCAATATTGCGATCAGCTTGTAGATGATGGGTATGGCGGCAAAGAGCCACGCATGACGCTCAACGCCTACATCACAGAGCAGGCGAGTGCGCGAGACATTCTCGACAAGATAGCGAGCATGTTCCGTGGCATTGCGCTGTGGGACGGCCTGCGCCTGTCCGTAATGCTGGATGCGCCACAGGATCCGATTGCGACAATCACGAACGCCAACGTTGTGAATGGCGAGTTCAAACGAAGCTCTGTAAAGCGTTCAGAGAAATACAATGCCGTTGTAGTGTCCTGGACCGATCCTGACAACGGCTGGGAGCAGGTGAAAGAGTACGTTTCCGACGATGAGATGATAGCCAAAGGAAACTACAACGAAACCACTCTGGAGGCGTTTGGCTGCACCTCTCGCGGACAGGCATGGCGGGCAGGTAAATGGCTGCTGGAAACAGCAAAGCGTGAAAGCAGCAGGTTGTCTTTCCAGATGGCTCGGGATGCTATCCACTTCACGCCGGGTGATATCGTTGAGGTCATGGATAATGACTACGCAGGAACTCGCCTCGGGGGGAGGATTGTTTCTCATTCCGGGAAGGTGATAACGGTTGACGCGGTTGATTCCTCGGTAGTAACGAACGGATCCACTATGTCGATTATGGGGAGGGACGGAAAGTTCTCTCGCTATGAGATTGATGGCGTTAACGGAAACAACGTCACACTCAAAAACGAACCTGAATGGGTGAGGGCGGGAACTGTATTTGCCATTTCAACCGCAAGCGTTGCGATTCGCCTTTTCCGGATACTGAGCGTTGCCGAAACGGAAAACAACTCCGTCTACAGCATAACGGCCTCATTGCACGACCCCAACAAACAGGCCATCGTTGACGAGGGTGCAGTGTTTGAAGTTCCCAGCGATACGTTGAACGGCTACCGCGTGCCTAACGTGGAAAACCTGCGAATCCTGAACACAAACACTGAGACCGTCCAGGTTACAGCAACGTGGGAGACGGCAACCACCACTAAAAAGCTGGCGTTTGAGCTGTACATCTACAGTGCTGATGGGAAGCTGGTATCTCAGTACGAAACTGACCAGTTCCGGTATGAGTTTTACGGTCTGGCTGCCGGTAGCTACACGCTCGGCGTTCGTGGGCGCAATGAAAACGGGATGAAAGGCGCCGAAACTCAGGTGAGTCTTATTATAGGCGCGCCAAAGGCTCCTAACTCCGTTCAGTGGATACCCGGACCATTACAGGCCACTCTGGTGCCAGTTATGTCTGTAACGGCAACATCAGATACCTCTTTTGAGTTCTGGTACGCTGGCGAGACGCCAATCCCATTAACCGATGATATTGAGAACAAAACTCAATTCCTCGGAAGGGGGAACCAGTGGACCATTCAAAAGCTCAAGTTTGACCACGTCTATTACGTTTATGTCCGGACACGCAACGCGTTCGGGGTTTCTGATTTTGTGGAGGCTTCCGGAAAGCCAACGGATGACTTTAGCGATATCACCGATGCAATCCTGGAGGAAATTAAAGAGAGCGATACCTTTAAAGACCTCATCGAGAGCGCCGTCGAGAGCAGTGAAAAGTTCGCAGAACTGGCTGATGCCATCAAAGATAACGCGGATGGTCTCGCGGCGGTGGTTGGCTCTAACAAGCAGACCGCAGAGGCAATCATCAGTAACGCACTTGCCATTGCTGATGTTGTTGTTCGTCAGACCGCCCAGCAGGACGCCAATTCTGCCACATTCGAGCAACTTCGTGAGGTAATTGCCACTGAGACGGAGGCACGCGTTACCGATGTTACCCGTCTTGAGGCAAAGACTGCGGATAATGAAGCCAGCATTACTGATGTTCGCCAGGCGCTGGCCACTGAGACGGAGGCGCGAGCCTCTGAGGTTAGCCAGCTTACCGCAGCAACTAAGACCGCCTCTGATAAAGCGGACTCAGCAGCTGAAGTCGGCGCGCAGAATACAGCCTCAATAACCGATCTTAGCCAGGTTGTCACAAACCTGGATTCCTCTATGGCGTCCCGGCTGGAGGAGCTGGGGGCTAAAACGGACAAGGCCAGTGGCGGCATTCAGAGCAACTCCATCGCGCTAATCACCAATACGCTTGCGCAGGTTAATCAGCGGATGACACTCAGCGCGCAGTACGGTGACAGTAAGGCCAGCATCGATCGCATTGACAGCGCCATGGCAAGCGACAGGGAGGCCACGGCGAGTTCACTGCTGAGTTTGCAGACGGAAGTCAACGGCAACAAAGCATCCATCAACAGCCTGAACCAGACGTTCTCGAATTATCAGCAGGCCACGGCCACGCAGATAAACGGCATCACGGCGACCATCAACGGGCACACTTCAGCAATCAGCACAAACGCCCAGGCGATAGCAAGCGTTAGTGGCGACCTGAAGGCGATGTACAGCATCAAGGTTGCCGTGGACGCGAACGGAAAACAGTATGCCGCCGGAATGGGGATCGGTGTAGAAAACACTCCATCGGGCATGCAGTCGCAGGTGCTGTTCCTGGCGGATCGCTTCGCCGTCATGGCGCAGGCAGGGGGAGCGGTTACACTGCCGTTCGTTATCCAGAACGGGCAGGTGTTTATCCGGGAAACCTTGATTCAGGACGGCACCATCGGCAACGCCAAGATTGGCAACTACATCCAGTCATCAACCTGGGATGGGACAGGGAATGTCGGATGGCATATCAACAAGTCCGGATATGCCGTGTTTAACAACGTGACCGTCCGTGGCTCGATTTACGCCACAACGGGTAACTTTGGCTTCAGCGGGCCGAACAAGGCGACGGTGATAGACAGTAATGGTGTCACTATCAACCTGACCGGAGGCGGCCGTATCGTACTTGGAGAATGGACATAATATGCCAAGAGGACTACTGATTGACCTGAATGACGGCGGAAAGCGCATGGAGATAACGGCGGGCCTTCGGTGCCCGTCTTTTGGAGCCTACTTTGACGGTGGCTACCAGAAAGCCAAGTACGCTGATGTTGCCGGTTATGTTTCCGGGGCGCAGGTGCTGTTTATCCCTCACGCGACGGCTTACCTTGATTCAGGGCTGCTTCATAAAATGAACTCGGCCACCATATCTGGTGGCCGCGTGACGCAGAACTCCACGATGAAGGACGTAAGCATCAGTGAGCGTGAGAGTACGTACACGTTCCCCGGCAGCATCTGGCAGATATTTCCATCAGGCCAGCGTAAGGGAGAAGGTCTGCTTATTGATGACAGCACTGACTTCCTGGCGATCACTAATGCCACGCAGTCAGGGCAGTGTATCTGGAAGGGGACCGTCAATGTTCCCACGGGCGGCTGGTCGGTTCCCACGATAGCGGGGTACGACAAGTCGAAATATATCGTCTTTGGACGCTGTAATAGCGGTAACACCGTCGATTTCGATGGCAACACGGTCAGGTTCTTCAGCCCTCCATCCACCAACGATGATGCTCCGACGACCGGCACGATAGATATCGTCATCTTTGCCAGTGGCGTGGCGCCGCAACCGGGCACCGGCCTCAACATCTTCAATGCAGCCGGGGCCTGCACGTTTTCAACGACAAAGCGGCCTTTCGTTTACCTCAATCAACTCTGGACGCCTTCGAAAAATGCCGTGAGCATCGGCAGCGGCTATGTTCCGCTGGGCAGGTTCGGGCTGATGGCTCACGAAGTTAATGGCATGTACGTGTATCGAATGTTCGGAATAAAAATACAGAACGGCAGTGCTTCAGTTCAGGGTGGGAAATATCTTGGGCGCGAGCGGTATGCAATTTTTGGTAATGACACGGTAACGCCACTGAACCTTCCCGTTCTTCCCGATATGTACGTCTGAATAAACTGTCTTTTTAATCAACCTCGCTCCGGCGGGGTTTTTTATTGCCTGGAGAAAATATGATTTATACCACTGGCACCATCGCCATCAGCGGAAACACCCTTACAGGTACCGGCACAAACTTCACTGCTGCTGGCTCATTAATTCGTAACGGCTGTACTGTTATTGCTATGACCAGCCCTGTGCAGGTATTTCAGATTACCGCAATTGGAGGAGCAACAAGCCTCACTGTTACGCCAGCGGCCAGTCCTGCCATTCCGGCCGGAACAAAATACGCCATTCTTCTGAGTGACAGCCTGAGCGTGGACGGTCTGGCGCAGGACATCGCTGAAACCTTCACAATGTACCAGCGCTATATGAGCGGGTTCGCTGATGTGATGAACGGGACATCTGATGTTACCATCACTATCAATGGCGTTGCCGTTACCGTACCGGGTCAAAAATCACTGGCGAAGAAAGGTGCAAACAGCGATATCACCAGTCTTTCCGGTCTGACAACAGCGCTCAGTATCAGCCAGGGTGGTTCTGGGGCAAAGAATGCCGCTGACGCTCGCACAAACCTCGGTTTGGGAAGTGCCGCAACAGCCGCACTAACCACATCATCAACTGATATGACTTTAGGTCGGGTTCTGAAAGTTGGTGACTTTGGATTAGGCAGAACAAATCTGAATGCGTCTGACGCCACTTTAAATGCAAATGACGTAACT